ATGAAAAAACCTTTATTAATTCTTTTGCTCTTCGCCTCTCAAACCGCTTTCGCAGACAAGATCCCAACCTCCATCGAAAATTTGATTGCTGCAAATGACACCAGAACACACAGTCTGGAAAACGGGGAGTTAATCGTAAGATATGGCAGACCAGAGGTTACGCTCACAATGGTTGAATCAATGCTTAATGACATATGCGGCGATTACTTTATGAATAAGTGGAAACCTACGACGATTAAAAAGATAACGCTACTTAACATTACCCGTGACCAGGGCTACACAATCAATGCAGGCGGGGAGGAGTGTCAAAAAACTGGCTCTATGACCTATGAGCAAGATAAAGCATATAAAGCCAGCATTATAGAAAGCGCAAAGAAATTCGAGTGATGAGTGTTAAAAGTTCATATGCCCCTGCCCGGCGGCAGTTGGATGCGGCGGGGCATTATCAATAACTCCAGGTGTCATGATGTAACGCACTACGGTTTCATGAGTGATGAAGGTGGCTCCGCAATTAATGTTCTGGCACTGACAGTAACGCTCTTTTGTCTGATCCGTTACGCGAAAGCTACTCCGCGTATGCGCCGCGTGGCCGCACTTTGGACAATTCATCATTACATTTATCTCCCACCCTGCACATTTTAATCACATAATGATACACATAACTTCCACTTTGTGAACATTTTCAGCTCATTTCTAAATCATCAATCTTCACTTCCAGTTCGATGCTGGTCGTAAATCCGCTATCCGGGTTGACCGTGTGCGTTAACGTTGTGATGGTCCATTCCGCATCATCAATGGGCTGTTTAAAACCGCTGACCTTAACGGGCATTTCTGTATACAGATCCGCGCGGCCTTCTGCCAGCTGGAGAGAAAATGTCGCCACGCCGCGCTGCAGCCGCTCCCAGTTCATTTTTGCTGCCCGTTCTGCATTACTGCGGTTCGCATAGGTACGGTTCAGAACCAGCACATTCTCATCCTGTCCTACCAGGTAATCCCCCTGCTTTGCTTCCGGCTCTTTTGGTTTTGTCGTCCTCCGGCGGCGCTTCACCTTTGCCGTTTCTTTCTTTTCCGGTTCCCGGGTATGCAGCCAGTGAGCGATAACACCCGTATATGCTCCCCTGTCAGCCAGGCTAAACCGGTGACTGTCTCCGTCCTTACGGGTAATAGTGATGACCGGCAACGGTTTACCACTTGCTGTTTTCCCCTGCCCCTGCCGGATAAACAGCAGATTACCGTCCTTGACTGAGGCAATCGCGCCATACTGCCGCGCCAGCTTCATTAAAAAGCTGGCGTCGCTTTCGTTGGTCTGGTCCAGGTGATCCAGCGCCATCGCAGCAACATCATTTCCTATAGCAACTTTAAGGCTGTGCCGTGCGGCAATGTCTTTCACCACATCGCCCACCGTCGTTTTGTGCCAGGACTTCTCACGCCGGACATTCAGCGTTTCCCTGAAATCAGCACTACGGGCACGGATTGTCAGCCTGTCCGGGCTGCCGCTATGCTCTATTTCGTCAACGGTAAACTTACCTTTTGAGTACAGCGGCTCGCCTTTCCATCCCAGCGCCAGAGAAATCACTGCGCCACGACGCGGCATAATTACCAGGCCGTCGGCGTCGTCCAGCTCCAGATCAAGCTGGTCAGCTTCAAATCCGCGGTTGTCGGTCAGTGTCATACCCAGCAGACGTTTATCCAGCGTCTGCGTGGCATCTTTGCCTTCAATCACGATCCGAAAGGCTGGGGTCTTGCTTCCGAGGTTGAGTAAATCAGCCATCTCGCTCACTGCAGCAACCCTCCTACCGTGGATCTGATGTTCCCTACTGCGGCAGCGGCAGAATCCTGCAGACTGCTAAGCTGATCGCTCAGACTGCCGAACATTTCAGACAGGGACTCATCCACCCGTTTAAGCCCCAGTGAAAACTCTATTTTCCTGGCTTCTCCACTGGCGAAAAATTCCGTTTTCGTCTGGTTAAGGCTCTCAATCACATACATGCCGTAGATAGTCCCACCACCCTCGATAAGAGGCCATGCCTTACCTTGTTCTGCCATCAGCTCCAGCGCCAGCAACGACAACCGGCCGCCGGTCACTTCCGGCATGAGGACGCCGGAGAGCGTCAGCTGATCGTTATCTGGCCCCAAAAATTGCGTTGTCGGACGGCGATTAACGCGGTTGTTGGTCACATGGCGCCAGTTCCGCTGATACTGCAGTTGCTGATAGGGAACCGTGCGCAGCTGAAACACAAACAAGCCCAGGACCATCATCATGAATCGTACCCCCCTTGATCACTGAAATTGCTGCGGGCCTTCGCCTTCATGCGTCGCTCGCGCGCATCAAGCTGCCGTGCAACTTCCTGCGCAATATCCTGCGCGCTCTGACCGGGCAGAGCCTGGATAATAATTTGCGCATGGGTTTCAAACTGGAATACAGGCTGGCTGCCTGTTGGCTTATCAGTTACAGGACGGTATGAAGCTGCCGGCAGACTCATGGGATGAAGCGGGGCGGCCTCTGCTGGCATTGCTCCCCCCATCATTCCGGCGACTACGGACGCCAGCGCGGCCGTTCTCCTGCGGCTGGTCACATAGGCCGGACCGTTAATCAGCTCCGGGCCATTCTCGCCAGCAATACCCACCTGCCCACGTGGAATATAACCACCGCTGTCATACATCCCCGCGAAAAATCCTGGGGTCTTTTTCTGCGGCGAGGCGCCCTGCGAATTATCGCCGCCGGTCATCCAGTCCGGGAGATAGCTTTTGACCGATGCCAGCTTGCTCTTAAGCGTTTCCCATTTCTCATTGATACCACTCAGGATGCCGTCAATAATCGCCCCGCCCACCGCTTTAAATTTTGCGGGCAGCGCGGCAACATCACTCAAAATTTCATCCCATTTGCTGCTTATGGTCTGCTTAATCACAGCCCAGGCTACTGACACCCCTGACGTGATGGCATCCCAGAGTGCTTTAAACTTCGGCCCCAGCGTTTCCCAGTTCTGCCAGATATAGATGGCTCCCATCGCAATCAGGCCAACTATCGCCAGAATGGGGTTAGCCATCATCAACCGGCCTAACCAGAGGACCGCCTGGCCCGCACCACCAATCACCTGCTTTATCAGACCAAACGCAGAAGCAAATTTAAGCTGGAGAATGCCAGCACTTACCCGCACTACCGCCATAGGACCCAGAATGGATGCCAGGGCCAGTGACATCACACCCGCTGCGGTAGCTACCACGGCAAATACGGCCGCAATTTTAAATAGCGCCGCCGTCAGTTGCGGATGACGCTTCACAAAACCATCCAGCGCGGACGCCAGATTACCCAGCCAGTCCGCTATATTTTTCAGCACCGGCGCGACGGTTTCACCGATGCTCGCCATGGCGTTGGTAAAGGAGCCGCCAGCGGCTTCCCATTTGTTGCCCAGGGTATTAAGCGATGCATCGACGCGCTCGCGCAGGGTTGCCTGGTTCTCCAGCTTCGCTACTGTTTCACGATAACCAGACATCCCTTTACTGATCATGTTATTTAATACTTTTAGCGTTTCGGCATCATCACCAAAAACCGTTTTAAGTGCCGCAAGCCTTTGCTCTGTATTTAATTTTTTTAACTTTTCAAGCTGGGCAAATAGCTTATCCAGTCCACCAAACTCTCCTTTTCCGTCAGTAAAATCTAACTTAACCCCAGCCCCTTTAATTGAAGAATTGGCTTTATTAACTTTTTTGGTATCCATGACAGCCTGGAATATTTTACGGTAGGCATTCCCTGCTGACTCGCCAGCCATCCCCATCTGATCCGCCATCACCAGCAATGGTGCAAATACCTTCGTTGCCCCCAATCCCTTCTGACGGATAATATCCATTGCACTACCAATGTTCGAAAAACCCTGCAGCATATTGCCGGGGTCAACGCCCGCGTAATAACCCCGCTGGATTACGTCCATCAGGCTCATCATGTCCTTTTCGGTGGTCTGCGTGGCATCCTGCAGTTTTGCGGCAAACTCTGCGGCCTCCGTCGGCGCCATCTGCAGCTGCACGCCAAGGTAAGCCGCCGACTCACCCAGCCCGCCCAGGATAACCTGCGCTGACATCCCCTGACGGCGTAACATGGTCATCATGTTCTGAAAATCTGCCGTGGTACCGGGCAACCGGTCCCCCAGGGCAATCGCCAGCTTGTTCAGCTTCAGGAACTCAGGCGCCACCTTTCCGCCCGGTCCCATCATTGAGCCTGCCAGCTGGTTAGCGGCGTTCTCTGATTCCGAGTAGGCGCGAATGGGCGCCAGCAAGGTCGCGCCCGTTGTCACCCCGGCCGCCATCATCCCGGCCCCGTTCCCCGCCAGGCTGTTACGCACGTCGCGCATCTTGTCAGCTTTGGCCCTGATCGCATTCAGCTTACGCTGGCGCTCGCCCACGTCTCGCAAGCGCCGCTCCTGCTCTGCCAGCTGCTGGTTATAGCGATCCGTTTCGCGGGTAATTCTGGCCGTTTCACGGGCGCCACCGCCCGCAGAGATGCCAAGGCGGTACAGCTCCGCCCTGGCTGCAGCCATCTGCCGCGTTTCCTGCCCCTGCTTTTGTTCCAGGCGTGATACGGCGCGCCATTGCGCCTCAAGCGCCTGCGTCTGTTTTTTCGTGGGGGATTCGAGCGCTGCCAGCTCGCGCGTCATCATCTGCGCACGCAGCCTCGCCTGGTCCAGCTCGTTGCTGGTCCGGTTCAGGCTCTGTGAGAGTTGATCAAAAGATTTTAACTGGCTCCCCGCGTCGTTAAGCCGTTTAAGCTGATCACGGGTCTGCCGGATGCCGGAGGCCAGCTCCTTCGAGCCAGCCAGCGCATTTTTTAAAGGGCGGGTGAGTTTATCAACCGCATTCAGAACCACCTGCAGGCGCAGGTTTTTATCACTCATCGCTGGCCCCGCTACGCATTATCGCTCTGTGCCGCCACTCCAGCACTTCCGTCAGCGGCATAACGTCAGTGACGGACGGCGGCCAGTGAAAGATCGTGGCGATATCCGCCACCAGGTCATCTACCGTCAGGCTGTCGGCAAATCGGCAAGTGCCGACTTCGGCAACAAAAAAAGGACCACCTCGACAGACATCGCGGCCAGGTCTGCCGGGTCGAGGTCCGCCATTTCCTGCGGGGTCAGGGTTGGTGTGGAGATGCGTGGGATCACGGTCATCATAGAGGCCACGTCCATCTCCATCACCGCCTGCAGTCGCGTACCGCGCAGCGCGCCAGATTGCGGCTTACGCAGCACAATTTCCGTAATCGTGGTATCACCGCGCTTAATCGGGCTATCCAGTTTCACCGTTGCTTCTATTTTCTCACTCATGCTCTTTTCCTGTTATGGGTTGGCTGGCGCGACCTCGCGCGCCAGGAAAAAATTACAGACCGATGGCGTTACGGTGTTCTTCCATCAGGTCAACACCATCAACAACTTCAATCATGTTGATCGCATCGACCTCATAGAGCACTTCACCGTTAATGGTCAGCTTCGCGTAACAGTTAACGCTGCTGACCTTGGTGGAATTGCTCTCGCCGGTTTTCCACTCGCCGGAATCCACCTCTTTGTGGCGCCCACGGACGACCAGCTCAACGGCCTGCACTTCGCCGGTGTCGTCGCGCTGAATAGACCCAGTAAAGCGCAGCTGCACGCCGTCCACCGTGGCTTTGCCCATCTGTTTAAACAGCAGCGCCTCAGTGCCGCCGATGGTCATTTCCGTATCCAGCGCGCCATCATCCAGCCCCAGATCAATACCGACTGAACCGGGCATACCGCCGCCGCGATAGTTTTCCAGCTTGCGGGTGAATTTCGGCAGGGTGACGGATTCAGCAATGCCCATCCAGTTGTTACCGGCGTTAAAAATATTCAGGTGTTTTAACTTGCGTGGTAAGGCCATGGGTCCCCCTTATGCGCTTACGCGGGTGGTGAAATCCACCAGGTAACGGTCAGTGATGCGCTGGCGCAGCATCAGGTTTTCCAGTGGCGGCACTGGCGTATAGTCGTAGTCGATCCAGAGTTTCCCGGATTTCAGCGTGTCTTTGTCATTCACACTGTCATCAATCCAGCAATCACCGCCGATGAGGTAGCCCTGATTTACCAGGCTGCGCATTTTGGCGCGGATACCTTCGATAATGTCGCGAGCCAGCGAAGGATTCAGCGGCTGGTCCACCGCCCACATATGCGCCTCCGCCATGGTGTCTGCCAGCACCTGCGCGGTACGGGTATAGTTTTCAAACTGGAATAACGGGTCATCGCTGAGGCATCGGGAACCCCAGAAGCGGAAACCATCCTTGCGGATCAAGGTGGTGACGTCGTTCTGGTTCAGCAGTCCGGCATCGGTTGCCGGGTCCTGCAGATCCCAGAACACATCCGCAGACAAGCCGGTTACGCCGTTGACGCCCACGTTAGAAAGGGTTTTGTGCCAGCCGGTCTGCTCGTCGATTTTTGCACGCAGACCCAGCGCGCGGGCAGTGGCGTAAGCAGTCGCATCTGCCTGCAGCACCGTGTCAAAGTTGATGAAATCAGGCCAGATCAGCATCCCTTCTCGCTGACTGAAATTTTCGCGGTAGGCAATCGCTTCTTCCACGGTTTTACAACCGTAGGCAGACAGATACGCAAAGCCGCGCAGGCTCTGCGCCACGCTTAACAGTTCAGTGGAAACAGCCTGCGTGTCATGGCCCGGCACGCCAAGAATGCGCGGCTTCACGCCCAGCTGCGACTGCGCCGAAAGCAGCGCTTTAATGCCCGTTTTCTTACCGTCAGCGGTTACACCGCCGATAATATTGGAGGTGGTTTCCGCTTCCGTTTCGCCCTGGGCAACACGCACCACAACGGTGACGGGTTTTGCCTGGTCGGCGATGGCGTCCAGTGAGCGGGCCAGCGTGCCGGACTCGCCTGCTTTGCCGCTGGCGGTCAGTACATCGGTAAGCAGAACCGGCTTATTGAGCGGGAACACAGAGGCATCGGCATCATCGCCGGTGCATACCATGCCCACAATCGCCGTGCTCACCGTCGTGATAGAGCGGGTGCCGTCGTTAACTTCAACAACACGCACGCCGTGGTGATAGTCTTGCGCCATGAATGAATCTCCTGTTTAGGGGTTCACCCATGGTAGGGAAATCATTCACCGCAAGCCGTTGATGGCCGTTGTGCTGTCAATGGCACAACCGCAGACAGAAAAAAGCCCCTTATAGGGGCAGACTGATACCGGGATTTATCAGGCAACGCGGCTCCAGCACATCAGCAGGGTGTGGGCTTCCACCACGCTGAACGACTTACCTTCGCCGAGGTTGGCCGTTTTGCCGCTGGTCGTGTGTTTGTGCGCCGGGATCGTGACGTCATGCTGATGGTCTTCTGAATAGTCGGTATAGTTCCATCCCGTATATTTCTGATTATCCGTTCCGTGGCTGGCTTCCTGCCAGGTATCCCCCGGCGCCCCGTCACCTGCCCTGTGCCGGTGCCTTCCGTTGCCCGATGTCGTCAGCTCCTGCTGCCCCTGTTCGCTGGTTTCGCCGGTGACATTAATCTGCACCGCCGGGAGGTTCCCTTGCTGGAGCGTGACATTATCGCTGCCGCCGGTGGTTCCCACATCCGAACCATCCGCACTGGCGATACGGATCGATTTATTTTCCCCCGTATAGACCCACCTTGACCACGGCCAGCGCGTATTGGGGTTAACGTTCGCGCTGAAGAATCGCACCGTCCCTTTCGGGTTATCATCTTCCCAGGCTTCACGAATGGCGCTGCTGACCGTCTCCGCTATCACATCACGCAGCGTGGTATCGAGCGTTTCGTTTTGTTCATCGGTATATACCTTTAAGCGGTTGATGCTGTCACTGAGTGACGCCTCTGCATCATCCGCCGCCTTTTTGTTGCGGATAACCACTTTTTCCAGTGCCGATACCTGTTCATCGGAGTAATCTTTGGTATCGTTTTTCACGCGCAACAGGTCTTCCTGGCTTGCCAGAATCGCCGCATTATCCGACTTCAACTCAACACTGGCCGTATCACTGACCGCAATCCACACCCGGATAGACTGGTTTCTGCCTGACCCTTCTGCCAGGAGGGGCTTGTACGCATCGGCCACATTTGCCACCGCCAGACAGACACCCTCATCGTTATAGAGCGCCGCCTCCCTTATCCAGAAGCCGCCAGTCTGCGGCGGGATTACCATCTCCGCCCGGATAATATTCTTCTCAGGGTCAACAATCACCAGGTTGTTCAGCGGCCCCCGGTACCGCTCATTAACCAGCCCGGTCATTGAGCCATCTGGCTGAATTTGCTGACCGTTGCCGTCACCGACGGCCATCGCGGCAAAGCCCACCGGCACCCCGGTCACGGCGGCAGCGGAAAAGGCATTCACACCCGCCTCAGTGAGCACGCTGTAATATTTTCTCATTGTTTTTTCTCCGCTCAGGACGCCAGTTTCATTTCAAGCGCTGTCAGCCGGTCATGCAGGGCCTGCTGCTTTGCGATGGTCGCGCGGGAAATCCAGAAGAGCAGTTCCTCCTTGCGAAATGCGTAGACGCTCCCGGCTTCTCGCGCCTCCTGGATAACATTGCTCCCCGCCGCTCTGATAAGAGTGCGCGTTTCCGGTACCGCCTCAACAAGAACGTTTCCGGCTTCATCCAGTTCGGCTGGGGTACCGGGTATCACCTCCCACTCGTCATCCCAGGTCTCGATAATCGCATCCTGTGCGTCCCACTCGTCATAGCAGAATGCGGAATATTCCCGCCAGTCCAGACCGTACTTATCCATCACGGCAATCGCCGCCTGTACGGTCGGCCCGGAGTGCAGGCGGGCGTCATCCCCTTCGACCATATATTTTTCCAGCCACTGCCAGACGCCGGGGAGCTGCCCGATTTCATAATAGGCGTCGGTTTCCGCCGGGGTGTCTGCCCGGGGGCGGGTTTTATGTGTCTCGTCTGACGTTCCGATAACGCTGTTCGATGCAAAAACCTGCGACCAGCGACCGGATGGGGTGCCCAGCGAATAGGTGCCATCGGCAGCGGGGAACGTATTTCCGACCACTGAAAAATTACCGCCCGCCTCCAGGGTCATCCCGGATGCTGATGATGCAACCAGCCTGTGCGACGGCGTGATGCCGCCGTTGAAATACCATTCTGCTGCCTTAACACCCGACGCGCCGCCGTATCCAATCCCCATTGAGACGGTGGAGCGGTGCGCTGTGGCAACCGATACCCCGTTAACGGTCACTGAGTTCGCGGTAACCGCATTGAAATTGCGGTCATTGTAGAACGTGTACGCCGGGACTTTCGCCTGATCGATGGTCAGCGTGTCACCCACAGCTCCGACGGTACCCTGCACCAGATAACGCGGCGATGATGTGCCGTCGCTTTTCAGCAGACGTTTAATCAGCTGCACCTGCCCGGTCACGCTGGTTGATGAACCACCGGTGATATACAGCGGTATTCCCACGGCGATATATGGCAGGAATGCCGCTGGCACGGTGATGATAGTGGTGCCGTTGCTGTTAACTGTTTCAACGGTCGCACTGAATGCCACCTTAAACGCAGCTTCCAGCGTGCAGCCGCCCGTCACCATTTTCCGATCGAGCGTATATCCAGGGGTCAGCGTCGGGGAGATGATGTAACCACTTTGCGTACGCCGCACATGCGACCACGGGCCGATAATATCACCGGGGAAAAACAGCCCCCCACCCAGGGAGCTATCCAGCCCCACAGGGTTGGTGGCCGGGCTTAATACTGAATTACCGTTTGCCTCCGGGATGTAGTTGCCGCAGCCGGTCGGGAACATCGGCACCCCGCCCGTATAGGCCTCAATCGCTTTAATCGTGATGGGCGTGCTGCCGTCTGCCGGAACATCAAAATAAATACCGGTGTTTCGCGCGTAGGTGTAAAGCCCGTCCCATGCCGTCAGCCGCTTGTTGGTGATTTTCAGCATCCTGTAGCCGTTACCGAAATCAATAAACGGCTCTGCAAACGACTTGTACAACGCTTCATCCGCGTTCGGGCCGTCCTGGCTGGCGGCGGTCACCCATGCGTAAATATTTCTCGGGTTGAAATTCCCGGTATGGTCCTTTATCCAGATGCAGATTTCCGACTTGATGGACGGCTGCTGCCAGGGTGCCATCGCTGGCCCGGCATTTAACTGTAATCCGTTCGGGTTGAACATTTCTTTTGCGTAGGGGCGGTTACGAATTGAATCCCAGTCGGTTCCGGTAGGAATATACATATTGTTCGTGCCGTACCTGAAATCAAAGCCCGTATGCCGGAAAGCCCCGAGGTCACGCACCGGGTTGCCCCAGATAAAGGTGGACACGCCGTTGGGGGTGTCGTAATGCCAGAAGTCATCATGATATTTAGCATTGCCGCCATCATCGACCGACGGGAAACAGCCCCCTTCAAAGCGCACGTTGCTGTACTCGGTGAAGTTGTCTTTGTACATGCTGACGCAGTCAAAATGCAGGCCCAGCAGACGGCTGGCTTTACCGATAAAGCCCCAGCGGGAGACAGTGTAAAAGTTGTACGTCCACTCGTTATACACGCCGGTGAACACATGGTTCTGAGCGGTACCGTACACCACGCCATTTTTCGCGTTGTAGTCCTTTGCAGCCGCTGGTCCCCAGTATCCGCCAGAAACGTGCAGCCCGGTACCGGTCATCACCGCGATATACTCCGGCAGCGTCCCGGAAACGTTATTCGCACTGCGCCACGCCTGGCGCATAGTCACTTCAGTATTATAGAGCGCGGTCCAGTCACAGGCGTTACGGTACGTACCGCGACGCCCGCCTTCAAACTTACTGCCATCGTGTACGACACGGTTAAAGTTGCCGGCACGGCGGGTCGCTCCCGATGCCGCAATCGCGCTGGTGATGTACTCATAATCCAGCTCGTTGTTATCAAAGGCGTGGCCGTCACGATTGAATTTTGTCGGCTCCAGCATCGCGGGCATTTCAACCTGCGCCCAGTTAAAGGTGCTTTTGATGGTGACACCGTGGGTGAAAAAGCCTTCCGGGTTCAGCGCCAGAATCGCCACTCCGGCAGAGCACTGTTCCGGCATTTTTCGGATGGTGTGATCACCGTCCCATGTGCCGCCGTATATATGACAGTTCTGAAGACTCAGCGACCCCCAGTACTCCTGTTTGTTAACCGCCCGCCATTTTTCCTCAATCTCCGGTACACCATGCCGCCAGCCGTCGAGACGCTTCCCGGTCATGGCATAAGTGTAAGACTTACCGGCATAAACCATGAGATAAGAGGAGCCAAAGCGATAATTGACCCCGGAATAGCCCTTAACAGGCTCTTTACCGATGCGGTACATATTGGTTGGATAAATGAGGTCCAGACGAGCGCCGCCATCATAGGTCGCTACGTTATTTCCTGTGGACACCCCAAGCGTCAGACGGGAAAGAATGCCGTTGCTAGCCTGTCCCAGGCACACAAAATCATCCGTTGTCTGGTCTGTACACTCATCATAAGTGTACGCCTTCGCGCCGTTTGCCAGAACGATGATAGAGCCCCGGCATATTTCCAGCGCATACTCATTCCCCTTCGCGTTATAAACCTTGCCCTGGGTTATTACGTGCGTCCCCGCCCTGGCCGGGGCTGTTTTCCCGGTAAATCGCCATACGCCCTCACCGCCGTCGTTCTGCGCATAGAAGCCGTTAGACTGGTAAGCGTCAGGCGTATCAGTGGAAGAGAGAATTTGCGAGGTGGTGCCAATGATATTGCCGAGGCCGAAAATCAGCTGCGAACCACCCTCAGAGCCCAGATTTTTACGCAGGTTCGGGTCGCTGACTGAGGTGAAAAACGGGGAGTCCACCGCCCATGATGCATCCGTGGTGCCGGTCGTCACATACGGCAGCGGGGCGCTGTCCCTGAGATAGTAGAGAAAATCATCCTTGATAATCGCCTGACCGTGGCGGGTGAGCGTGATGATTTCTTTCCGATAATCGCGGGAAAACATCACCCCGTCATCAATCAGGCTCTTTATCTGCTCACGCAGAAACGCCGTCCGGTTAGACAGTTGTGACGCCTGGCGGTTTGCGACGCCATCCCGCCCGCCCTCCACCCGGTCGCCACGGGCAATCAGGTAAACATCATCTTCCCATACAGGTTGTTCGGAAATAGTCGCCATTTATTCACCTATAAAATCCACATCGCCTTCGTACGGGAAGACACCATTATAAAAAATACCGCTGTCGGGTTCGTAATCTGGCGGATACACCGAGACCTCATCGCCATCGAAAACCGCCGCGCCGGTAAACGCGGCACCCTGCGTTCTGGCGCCAAGAGTCAGCTGGGCAATATGCCGACTGGCCGGTTTGGCATCACCTATCAGCCGTTCAAGTTCGCGCACCATGGTTTCAGTAATCCCGACGTCATTCAGGTCTATATCCATCCTGAATGTTCCGGCCGGGTCCGCTACCTGCCACCACTCCTCAATACTCATTGAGTAACCGAGGCGTTCAACAACCCGCCGGATGGCGGCTACGGTACCTTTACGTTGGTGGCTCCAGAATGCTTCACTGACTTCGCGTCGCTTTTCCTCTTCGCTCCAGCTTTCTTCCCAGCGGTCCACAGAAAAGGCCCAGGCCAGATAGGGAAGGAATTTAACGGGGCATTTCCACGGATTCCACAGGTCACGCAGCGGGACGTTTAAATCGCTGATACCTGAACATGCCTGCGCTAACTTGCGCTCCAGCGCAGATGATCCTGGGGGTAAAAGGCTGTTATTCATCTGAACCACCTATCACCACATTAAACCCTGTACAAAACGCAGCCTGCGTTTTATCCAGGACAACATCCGCCATCGGCTGCTGCAGTTCAACTCGCTGCACCCCCTGCACATGTAACGCGGCATATAGCGCCGACAAACGAATGTCTCGCCCCAGACGACGCTGCTCGTTGATATAGGTTGTCAGTTTCGCTTTTGCGGCCGCAAGAATGGGCTCAATTGCCGGGCCGGGATAGACAAAAAGAACAGCATTCACCGCATAACTGACAATCTCAGCAGAGCGTACGCTCAACCGATCCGCCACAGGACGCACGGCTTCATCATTCAGGGCAGTCCCGACCACCTGCAGCAAATCATCCGGCGCGGTGCCATCACCGTCGCGGGCCAGAACCGTCACCACCACTTCCGCCGGTGACGGGCTGAACGCCGACGCGTCCGCCACCCGACCATCCGAGCTAAGCGCGTGATATTCATAAGCACCGACTGGTCCGGCAACGCTCATCCCCTCAAAGGCTGCCGGGATGCGCTGGCGATAATCCGCGTCAGATTCCATTACTGCCTCCGTGGGCGGCGTTGTGGTGTCATCTGCAGCGGTAATCACCCGGCGCTGTACGTTGTTATTCGCGCCTAAATTGTCCAGGTCATCCCCGCCGGAATAGGCCACCATCACGGCTTTCGCTGCCTCGTTAATCCGCTGGCGCAGCAGCAGCTCCCGGTACACATTTTCCTGCAGCATTTTCACCACCGGCTCAGATTCAAGCGCTAAGGTGCGGGCCACGGCCTCCTGCTCTTCTGCCGGAAATAACGCGACAAATTCAGCCTTGCGCTCAGACAGCAGGGTTTCAAAATCCGGCACATCCACAATTTGCGGCGGCGGCAGCTGGGAAAGGTCAATAACGGCCATTGTCTGCTCCTGTCGATACGGAAAGGGACACGGGCACGCCGTCATTACGCTGGCCTGCCAGCTCAATAACCATTGCGCCATCCATGCTGCTGCTGTTAACCGTGATGGTGTCCAGTTGCAGCCGCGGCTCCCAGCGCCGAAGCGCCATATACACCGCAGCCATGATCTGCAGGCGCAGCGCCGGGTTTTGCGGCTGGTCAATGAGCGCAGACAGCAAGGAGCCGTATTCCCGGCGGGCAATCCGGCTACCCTGCGGCGTCAGCAAAATATCCCGCACGGACTGACGCAGGTGGTCAGTTTCCGTTATGGCTCTGCCGGTATCGCGGCTCATCCCGATATAGAGCGTCAAAATGGATCTCCCGTCGTTCCGCCACTGTCGCCAGGGTGTTTATGCTTATCAGCAACGACGCCGTTTGACGTCATCGCGCCGCCGCCGTGGGTCACATCGCCGTTCAGGATCACGTTGCTGTTAATACGAGTGGTGTCAGCCTCGATCACAAACTCACCGGTTTTGCAGGAGACAACCTGCGAAGACTCAATCAGCACGCTTTTCACGCCGCGAATAATCCAGCGCCCGGTGGCGGGGTCGTATTCGAACCAGCCGCCATCCTCGTATGCGGTCACGTCCGCACTTTCAGAGTCTGACGGCGGCGGGCAGGCGTTGGAGTAGATGGCCGGAAGCGCAAAGGCTGTCTCCAGATTGCCGCCCAGGCTGAACAGCACCACCTGCTCCCCTGGAGACGGACACCACCAGGTGCGGGATTTACCTGCACGGTAGGTCAGCCAGTTAATCCAGTTGGTCTCGAGGTCGCCCGTTTTCACCCGGCACAGCCAGCCGTCCCGGTCCACTTCGGTCACAATACCGGTACGGATCAGATTGGTGATAAGGCGCATGAGTTCTGTTAGTTGAGCATTCATAAAAAAATAATGTCATCAAAAGTTTTATGATGTAATCTGATGTTTATGTATGGTTAATCACACAATGTAACTTCTATGTGCCTACTTATCCTCACATTAATAGCTTTAGCCTTTTTAATATTAATCTTCCGAAACAGCCCTCTAATAACAGACATCCAAAACATTTTCAGATACAAATCTGACGACCCCCCTCCTAAGACACCTGCTGAACCTATAAATCCAGCAGAAGAGTCTGCCAATAGAATACAGTTCTTCTGTCAGAGACTGATTTTTGCAGCCTTGACTCTATTTTTACTTTTAAAAGGATGCATAGAGATAATTGATACATTCAATCCTGATTATTTAACTACTCACAACTTTCTATTACATATAAAAAAGATAAAAACGCTTAGCTATGTAGCAAATGCCCTAGCTATTTCTTGTGGCTTCCAACTTGCTTTTATGTTAATAACAAAAGGCCCAGATGAAGCAGTGGAACCAATAATGCTTGGTATCGCATCCGTTATCTTACTTATGTTATCTGTAATAGCCCCAGAGAAATGGAGCGTACAAAACTCATTATCAGTTACTATGCTAATAGCATGCATCGCAGGCTTATTTTATTTATCCAGGAAACTTAAAAAGTGATTATTAAACAACACACTTATATTTTGATTAGTTATTTTTTTGGCATATTACTAATAGCCAACGAAGCAAGGTTTCGTATGTAGTATCCTCAGATACTTTGTTAATACCGAGCAACCGGCGCTTCGCATATTTGACTTTCGGTCCCTTACGTCTGACCCGATCACGCAAGCCATAGTGATGGACGCGGGCTATGCGCTGCACCCGGCTCTCAAACTCGACACTTGCTGCGTCCTGGCTGGCGAGGGCTTTCAGGTATTTTGTGGTGCGGAGTTTTGCAAACATCTGCCGACGGATGCGGCCCTGTTTCGTTCTGGCCGTCACGCGACGCGGCTCGTAAGTCGTCCCGTCGGGGTTGCGCTGCATCCTGATATTTTTCTGCTGGCTGCGGCGCAGCTGCTGCGCCAGATCCCGCATCATGCGCTTACGTGCGGCAGGCTCCAGACCCGCCAAGAGCGCATCTAACCAGGCGTCAACTTCCTGTAGCTCAGCCACGGCTCACCGCCCACATTTCGTCCGGTTCGTCCGGTTCTGGCACCGCTTCGACGCTGGACACGTCACCGTCAGCGCTGATTATCACACGCTCTGTCAGTTGCAGGTTCAGGCTGATATCACAGATATCATTGCGCAAAATATCGACTTCAAAGGAAAGCAACTTTTCCCGCAGTTCCGGGTTATGAATGGCATCCGGCTGATTTTCCCTTAACCAGGCCACCACCGGTGCCATCAATAACCCCTGATCGCCGCTGAAATCCACAATCACCACATTCAGGGTGTAACGATATTCCCATGAAAGTGACGCTGCCCCGGTTGCCACCACCGATCCGTTATCAACGAACAAATGCAGCTTATCCGGGTTATTACGGACATATGGCACCGCGTTATTCAGGGCGCGGCGTAAGGACTGAGGTTTGTTCACTGTTTCGCTCCTGACAGGAAATTATCGTGTCCACTTTGTCGGCGCAGACCGCCCAGGCCGCCTCTGCTTCATCCAGCGCGGTCAGCAGATCACCGTTAGTGCGTGCCGCCGACTTTTCCAGGCGGCACTGCGTCACTCTGGGACAACCATTCACGGTAAGCAGCACCTCCGGCGAGGGCTGGACGTTCGCGCATCCTGATAATGTCAGCAGGCAGAAGAGTGTCAGCCCAGCGGCGTAAATCTTCATTTTCACGTTTTAACTCCTCAATTCTGTGCTGACGGCTTCGCAGCAGCGCGTTTGTACTTTCTGCCGCCGCGTGAAGCCTTGCCTGTTCCCGGTTATTGGTTTCGGACAGGATGGACAAGGCGATCAGCTGGCTGTTCGTTTTTGCCAGTTTTTCGCCTGTCGTTTTCAGATCCCGCCCTTGCTGCTCGATGGTCTGGCTGGCCTCCTTCATCCGCCATGACTGCCAGCCAAGCGCCAGCACTACCAGCGCCAGAATTACCGCCAGCGCCTTCGTCATAACGTCACCGGCTCCGCATCAATAATCTGCGCACGCAGAACCTTAAGCGCGACCAGCGTCAGCAGATAAAATACCAGGGTGACAACGTGGCCCGTAAAGGTGAGAAAAATCACAAGCAGTGAACACCTTGCCCATCTGATCACCTGGTTTCCTGGCGTACTGAAAAAGCGCGTCAGCGCCTGCTTTGCCTCTCCCCGATGTGTGCCGCCCGCATACCACCCAGCCATGCAAAGTAGCACTGCTCCCCAGCTCAGCAGGCAGGCTACCCAGGTCAAGGCTGTAACCAGTGCCGGAACAATACTGTTTGGAACAAAGAGACTAAAAATCATCAGCGCCGTGTACAGCACCGAAAATAACCCACCGATCAGTTTCTTTTTCATTTCGTTACGCTCCTTTTAAGCACCAGAACAGCTCCCGCGCGCGTCGGTTGTCCAGCCCCGGATTAAATACGCCTTTGACGTATACCCAGCGCGGCAACTGATAGCAGGCATCGCGCCAGCGCTTCTGATTGATAAACTTCACCATGGTTGAACCGCAGGCATTGCCGGTTCCCACGTTGAAGGCCAGCGATACCAGCGCGTCATAGACGTTCTGCGGTACGCTCACCAGGACACAGCGATCCAGCGCCTTCTCCACCCTTAAAATGTTGGTGATGAAACTCCCGGCGGCCTGCCGTTCCGTGATGGTCTTCCCCGGCACCACGCCGGACGTATTGCCAATGCCATCGGTCCACACCCCCGCATCACACTGATACGGCTGCAGGCGGCAGCCCTCGTAATCGGCTATCAGCTTCAACCCTTCCACTGAGATATGAAGTTGCTGAAAGCCCGGCAGGGTGGCGGCAATCGCCAGCACCGCCCCTACCAGGCAGCGTTTAACGGTTGAAGGATTCATATTCCCCCTGTGTAATTTTTCCGCCGCGCAGCAGCTGGTAGGTTTTGTGTTTGTAGTACCAGTTGATGGCCAGCATCAGCACGCCAATCAACACACCGCCCACAGTCGACACATCCTTAAGCGATAAATCTCCCATCCATGCCAGCAGTACAGCGATGCAGTACGTGATGAAGGCGCTGATCCGTTCAAGCGTCATATTTCAGTCCCATAACTGGACGGTCTGCACCGTGGAAGTGGTGGCAATATCCGGCAGCTCCACCTGCAGCCCGTGTGGTAAGAACGGGCCGTGCTCAGCCAGCCCCGGATTTGCCTGCAGTACCTGCTCCGTGACGCCCTGCGTGCGTCCGTAATGACGCCAGCAAAGCGCGTCCACCGTGTCACCCTGGTACGCACGCACTTTCATCAGATCAGCTCCACCGTACAGTGAGGCGCATCCTGCACCCGACTAATTGCCCAGCGCGCATCACGCCACAGATCGCCGCTGGCCTCCGCCAGCTCATCCCCCCTTTTCACACCGGAGGCCGTGGCGTCGTAGTCCTGGTAACGCTCATTCACCTGCGCACGTGCCCAGCAATAAACGGCGTTGTGGTAGTGGTGAATGCGTTCGCTTTTACCGTCCAGCAAGTCCGCCGGTACATCGGCCAGCGTCATAAATCCCAGCGCCTGCTGGCGCTTGCGGAAGTCGTACAGCTCCGCATTGACCTCTGACATCGCAGACCGGATGAGTTGTCCGAGACGGGGTGACGTCACCGTGCCATCCGTCCGCATCACGCTGCGAAACTCTGATAAATCAACATCGGGCCAGAACGGCGTATTTTTGATAATTTCCGCCTGTTCCGGCGCCTGCTCAGGCGCAACAAACTTCATGCGGGCTTTCTCCTGAAATAGTGGGCGGTGGACGGGGTTTTGATGTGGCAAAAGCCTTTCGCCACCCCGTGCCGCCCGTGCGCGGGGCACGTTCCGTTAACGGCTGTCATTGCGCAATCTGCGCTCCAGCTGCTGTTTTTCTTTTTTGACGCCACAGCGTGGATCAAGCTGCAGCGCATGATTGATGTGATTCAGGGCGGAGGCCGGGCTGGTTTCGGTCAGTACAGCGCCAATCGCTTTATGCAGGCGTGCCCGTGACTGGTCTGGCATATCCTGGCCGTCTGTCAGCTCCAGTGTCTGCAGTAACAACCCGGCATCGAAAGATTCACCTGCCAGCAGGGCGGCCTGCGCAGCGTCTGCCATTTCCTCTGCCAGCACCGTCTGGACGTTACGGTTTCCGATGGGCATCACCCATCCGTGCCGCAGCGCATGACGCCCTGCATCCAGCGCACCGGCATAATCACCGGCATCGATACGCCAGAGCATCACAAACATCACCACGTCATCCTGCCGGGCACCATCAGCAGCCAGCACCCCCTCCACCCAGGCGGAATAACGGGGCAGCAGCTCCACTTTGATTTGGGCTTTCTTCACGGTGGACTGGATACCTTTCAGGCGGCGGCGGTCCTCCGCCAGCTGCATCAGCATCAGGTCATACCCCGTCGCGTGGCGAACATTGCCGCCCTGCCGGGCGGCCTGTTCAGCCTGGACGCGCAGGCGGTGCTGCCGTGCGGGACTCAGGCTCATGCGTTACGCCCCCTCGCCTTCCGGTACAGCTGGCGCGCTGAAATCCCCCATCTGGATGTTTTCGACCAGCGCCGCGCAGCGGTAATCCTCAACCACATACGCTTCATTGACGGACTCGAAATTCTCGATCCGGTCACGTTTCGGGTTATCGATAACAGAACGACGGCGGGTATCTTCCTGCCAGTAAATTGACAGGTTATCCAGGCGGGTGATCAGCAGTGCATTCGCAGGGAAATACGGCGCGCGTACAGCCTGCAGGCCACCCATGCGTTTCTGGCTGATGATCAGATCAGCGGCCAGCTTCTCCGTGTTCTCCTGGTCTTTGTTAACCAGCGGGAAATACTTGTCAGACAGCAGCTCACGGCCACAGACCACCACCAGATCATCATCATCCTGATACACCGGGTCGATCAGCTCGTTGACCGCATCCATCACCACGGCATCCAGGTTGGCATAATCGCCACCCTTACCAACCTTCACGGCGCCTTTGGTGGTCACGCCTTCTTTGGTTTCGCTGCCCATGACATGATCCGGCGCATCTTCGCGGATTTTTTGCAGCCAGCCCTTATTTACATCCTGCAGCATCGGGTTGGCTTCGCGGTCAGAGGTTTTGGCACGCTTCACGCCGTTGAACCCGATCATGATGCGGTCCAGAGCCTGGCGCTTCACGATGGCGTTACGGATCCGTACCTGGAAATCCTGGAATTTTGCCCACAGGTCCAGCTTTGCGTAGGTCAGCACCGTATCAAAGTTGGTCTGTTCGCATTTGTATTCCACGTCCGCCATTACTGTCGGGTCAGTTGGTTCGCGCTCTTTGGTGGTGGTATCCGTGGTACCGGCAATTGTGCTACCGACACCCAGACCCAGCAGCTGGCCTGACTGCTCATCCACCGGGGTGATGTTAATCAGTGTCAGAAAGGCAGCGGACTGCTGGATCTGGTCTTCCAGCGTCTGCTGTACCGACGGCTCAACGGTGAATTTGCTGGAAAGTTCTTCCACTTCCACGTTGTTCAGGCGTGCCAGCTGCTGCAGGTAGGCGTTAAAGGCAAAACGGGTTTTCTTTTTCATTGGTTCTTATGCTCCATCAGCAATTGGTCAGTGTGCCTGCCGGTGCGTTTCCGCCCGGCGCGCGCTGGCGATAATCTTTGCGGCTGTCTTCCTGGCTCAGCCGCTGCTCCAGTTCAGCAAAAGCGGTCTGCTGTTCCTGCAGGGAGGCTTCCAGCTCAGCAATGCGCGCATCCTGCGCAGACAGGGAGTGATCAGTGCGTTCGCTCAGGTTTTGCTGTTCAGTAGCAATCAGCTCCACCGCGAGATGCACGTCAGAAAAACGCGCTTCATCGTTCTGTTCTTTTTTCGTGAACATCGCGGCAACGCGGGAAAACAGGGAGGGTTTATCGTCCTGGACTTCTTCCCACTCGATCAGCGTTTCTTCTGCGGCGGTAAAGAGGTTTTCAGGGTTTTGCTTGCGGCCTGCCAGGGGGTTACTTCTGGCACTGGCGCTAAACTGCAGCATTTCAGTACCGAGGCTTGCGGGATCATCCGTCGCCGCCAGGCCAACCAGGTAGGCTTTGCCGGTATCGGCAAAACTGGTATTGACTTCCATCGAGGTAAACAGCTTTTGTAGATTACGGGTATATGCCACCAGGTCCTCTGACGGGATGATCCACGCATACAGGGCCAGTTTCCCTTTCAGCGGGCCGTCTGCAATCTCCTCTGTTTCCAGCTTATCCACTGTACCGAAACGGCGGAAAGGGCTATCAGGGGTGTAACCCTTGATGTGCTCCAGATTAATCAACGCGGTATACACCTGCGGGTCATAGCTCGCCGCCATCTGTTCCAGCCAGGCACGCTCAATATTGCGCCCGTCTGTCGTTGCCCCTTCCACACCGATGCGGAAGCGCTTTGCTTTTACAGCCATGTGACCGACTCCATCAAATAACTCTGTGAGGCCTTATGGTTGCTGCGATGGAGGGGGTGAAACAACGCGCGGACCTTGTGCGGTAAACCATACAAAGGCCAGCCGGGGAAAGGCGCCAGGCAAGGCCGTATGTTTGTGCCATGGAAACGATGACCCCCGCAGACCTCGATCCCCGCAGGCAGGCATTACTGCTGTATTTTCAGGGATACCGCGTAGCCCGCATTGCTGAAATGCTGGGCGAAAAAGTTGCAACCGTTCACAGCTGGAAAAAGCGTGACAAGTGGGGCGAATACGGCCCACTCGATCAGATGCAGCTCACCACTGCCGCCCGCTATTGCCAGCTCATCATGAAGGAGCACAAGGAAGGGAAAGACTTTAAAGAAATAGACCTGCTGGCGCGCCAGTCAGAACGACACGCCCGCATCGGTAAATTTAACAACGGTGGTAATGAGGCGGACCTAAATCCCAACGTGCAAAACCGCAACCGCGGCCCCCGCAAACAACCTGAAAAAAACCAGTTCAGCGACGAACAGATCGAAAAGCTGGAAGAAATTTTCCGCAACGGCATGTTTGAATATCAGCGCCACTGGTGGGAAGCAGGAATTAAGCACCGCATCCGCAACGTGCTTAAATCGCGCCAGATCGGCGCTACGTATTATTTCGCGCGTGAAGCGCTGATGGACGCCCTGATTACAGGGCGAAACCAGATTTTCCTGTCAGCCAGTAAAGCCCAGGCGCATGTTTTTAAGCAGTACATCATCGAGTTTGCCAAAGAAGTCGATGTGGAATTAAAAGGCGATCCCATGGTGCTGCCAAACGGCGCCACGCTGTATTTTCTCGGGACCAACGCCCGTACCGCGCAGAGCTACCACGGCAACCTGTATCTTGATGAGTATTTCTGGATCCCGAAATTTCAGGAGCTACGTAAAGTCGCCTCCGGCATGGCGCTGCACAAGAAATGGCGCCAAACCTATTTCTCCACGCCTTCCAGCCTGACGCACAGCGCTTACCCGTTCTGGTCCGGCGCCCTGTACAATCGCGGGCGGGCAAAAGCTGATCGCGTTGATATCGACCTGACCCACTCAGCCCTTGCTGCCGGTCTGCTTTGCGCTGACGGTCAGTTCAGACAGATCGTGACGGTGGAGGACGCCGTGCGCGGTGGCTGCAACCTGTTCGACCTCGACCAGCTGCGCCTGGAGTACAGCCCCGACGAGTACCAGAACCTGCTGATGTGTGAATTCATCGACGATCTCGCCTCCGTTTTCCCCCTCGCTGACCTGCAGGCCTGCATGGTGGACAGCTGGGAAGTCTGGGAAGACTTTCAGGCGCTGGCCCTGCGTCCGTTCGGCTGGCGCGAAGTCTGGATCGGCTATGACCCGGCGAAAGGTACCCAGAACGGCGACAGCGCTGGCTGCGTAGTCATTGCCCCGCCGACGGTACCCGGCGGTAAGTTCCGCATCCTTGAGCGTCACCAGTGGCGCGGAATGGACTTCCGCGCCCAGGCAGAGGCCATCCGCAAACTGACTCAGCAGTATAACGTGACCTACATCGGCATTGACTCCACCGGCGTCGGCCACGGTGTTTATGAAAACGTAAAAGGCTTTTTCCCTGCCGTGCGGGAGTTTGTCTATAACCCCAACGTCAAAAACGCCCTGGTGCTCAAGGCATACGACATTATCAGCCACCGCCGTCTGGAGTTTGACGCCGGGCATACCGACATTGCGCAGTCATTTATGGCTATCCGCCGCGCCACCACCGCCAGCGGCAACCGTCCGACCTATGAAGCCAGCCGCAGCGAAGAAGCCAGCCACGCCGATCTGGCCTGGGCAACGATGCACGCGCTATTTAATGAACCGCTGCAGGGCGAAGCCGCCAATACCAGCAACATTGTGGAGATTTTTTAATGACTGAGAATACCGCACAGGATGTGATGCCACCTGATGTACAACCCAATGATGCAGCGACTACCCAGGCGTTCAGCTTTGGCGATCCCATTCCGGTACTGGACCGCCGCGAACTTCTGGACTACGTAGAATGTGTGCAAATGGACCGCTGGTATGAGCCGCCGGTGAGCTTTGACGGGCTGGCGCGGACCTATCGCGCCGCTGTACATCACAGCTCACCGATTGCCGTTAAGCGTGACATTCTCAGCAGTACCTACATCCCCCACCGACTGCTCAGCCAGCAGGCTTTTGCCCGTTTCGTCCAGGACTATCTTGTGTTCGGTAACGCCTATCTGGAAAAACGGACGAACAGGCTGGGCGGCGTCCTGTCACTGGAGCCATCACTGGCGAAGTACACCCGGCGCGGGATTGACCTTGATACTTACTGGTTCGTGCAGTACGGCATGACTACCCAGCCTTATGAGTTCACCAAAGGCAACGTCTTTCACCTGATGGAGCCGGACATTAACCAGGAAATCTACGGGCTTCCCGGCTACCTCTCAGCGATCCCTTCAACACTGCTCAACGAGTCGGCTACGCTGTTTCGCCGTAAGTATTACATCAACGGCAGTCACGCCGGTTTCATCATGTACATGACAGACGCAGCACAGAATCAGGAGGACGTGAACAACATCCGCCAGGCCATGAAAAGCGCCAAAGGGCCGGGCAACTTCCGCAACCTGTTTATGTATTCGCCCAACGGTAAAAAGGACGGCATCCAGATCATCCCACTGTCAGAAGTAGCGGCAAAGGATGAGTTTCTGAACATCAAGAACGTGAGCCGGGATGACATGATGGCAGCACACCGCGTTCCGCCGCAGATGATGGGAATCATGCCGAGTAATATTGGAGGGTTTGGGGATGTTGAAAAAGCCAGTAAAGTATTCGTAAGAAATGAACTTATCCCGTTGCAAAAACGCTTAGAAGAGTTAAATGATTGGTTGGACATGGAAATAATTCGATTCAAGCCATACAGCCTTGAGTGATACATTTAAAGGGGAAAGTATAGACGTAGAAAAGCAAATAATTGCTTAGCCATTACGGCACACTCGTTGTGCCGTAATAAACATTAACTTAAAAATTTTGTTTGATATGACTCATCCACGAGGGCCTTAATTATCTTTGTTCTCCGTGAAACTAACACACTGACTCTTGTTCTTTGGCTCTTATCAAAAGTGTGGGCCTTTTCGATATTAGCTGTAGCGTCTTTAAACAAATCAGTAATCAATGGCTTGAAATCACCATTAATTTCGATACGTTGCTTCAAATGATTTAACCAGCGCTCAGTCTCAGCGAGAAGCGCAGTAATTTCATTTTGAAAAGACATCGCATCCATTTCTTTTGATTCACTAGGAACCCAAAATTTTCTTGATGAAGACTCTATTTCCTTTAAATTATCGGAAACATTTTTCACTATAGACCAAGTCTCACTTCTCTTTTGTAATGCACGTGAGTTTTTATATACAAAAACCCAACCAATTATGGCTGTCATGATAGCTAAAATGCCTGAACTGGCAAGGTATTGTAAAAACACCACAAAAGGTGAATGTTCTTCCATGAATATTACTCCTTCTTGGCATCAGCTATGTATCCCCAAATACTATCCTTGAGGAAATCTAACTCAGTGAATACCCTTAATTTTCTTTTTATAACTGACTTCTCAATACCATCAGTCCTATATAAACCACCAAATGCTTCATCAAGAAACGATGAACCGTACCCCATTGCTCCATCGAGGTACACATGAACCTCATCATAGTCACGAATGGCGTTCAGAAGATGCTCTTCACGGAAACGTTGCCCATTGTCAGGACCATCAGTATCGTAGCGTCCATAAGGTACGTCTGAAAAATCCTCAGCAATATGTATCTCTTTGATGTTCATTCAGTACCTCTCAAACTAACATTCCATTGAATAAGGGTTCCACCTATAGAGTATGGCAGATCAAATTGCTCTTCGGCGTTGTTTGCAGCATTATAGGAATATCTCCCCATGCCGCTAAAAATGTGTAATTGACCTTCAGGGTTATCTACAACATATCTTTTCATATCTGGCAATCCCTTACCGTGTTTTTGACTATTCATTCTAGTTTCCCCATACTGAACTGCAGCATATATTTTATCAGAATCAGTCTTGGGATTAAATATCTGAGCAATTAGTGTGAAAAAATCTTTTTTTACAAGAGTAACAGGAATCCCTTCACCCATATCATAAACCATTAAGTAAAGTTGCTCTTCAACTTTATGGGCTAATATCCACCACCTTTTTCCGATATCAGCAATAAACTCAGAAAATTGCGTTTCATTTGAATATGCATGCAACCCCACATTACTAATAGATTCTGTTAAGGCTGCATATAGCTTTTGCCCGTCTGATACTGATATTTTTCCCTCATAGATCGTACCTTTAATGTATTTCAATACATTTTTTATTTTTTCTCTGGCCTCAGCGCTTTCTTGATTGTTTTTAGTTTTACCGGCAACAGCTGAAACAATTTCCATTGAGTTTAACTTATCAGCGGTAACACGTTGAAACCCTGTAATACCCCATATACCACATATTTTAAACCAATTATTAACCCGCGCTGATCCGCAAGTAGTTATAGCAATTACAGTTTTATCTTTTGTTTGTCTCTGCAAAAAATCGATGTAAGCATACAGCACGATAACAGCACATGCTTTGATAGCGTTTGTATTTCGAAAGTCAATCAATACTTTTTCACCATCATTTATACAATCTCTGATTAAGGTTATAAACTCTATAAAAAGCTTATAATTCTCAGGATTAAACAAATCTAAGGCGCTTGGTGCAGGGATTCTCACGCGAGAAAAGACTCGCATAGGAAAGAGCATCCTTCGTCCACCAGACTGCTTCCTGGCCTCTCGTCGAGCCATCTTCCTTGCCCTGGTTAAAGAGTATTCTATTTGTTCTTCTGTTAGCCGCTTCATATCCTTTCCTCAATAGTTCCTGAAGCTTACCAGTTCAAAGTGGAACAACAAACCTGTGGATGCATCTTAAATCAAGAATTTGAAAGCATGTATCGTATCGTAGCAATTGTTTGTAAATTTGCATTAAACATACCAGGTTGCGCGCGCTCGTATCCCCGCCACGCCTGCCCGCTTTGTGTAGTGGTTTTCATGCACCTGCATGAGATATGAAAAAGCCCGCCAGAACTGGCGGGCCGGAGCTAAAACGTTCCTCAAACGATCATGCAGATTCATGCGGCATAGTCATGCACTCTCTTTTTTTTCAGGTTAGCCTGAAATCCTCGTCAAAATCCATAAAGTTTTCAGCTACTCGCGATGAAAGGATGATGTACTTAATCCCCTCATCCAAGGGAACTGGGCGATCAAGTTCAAGCATAAAAACACCATCATAGGTTTTACCCAGCCAGAACCCGCCGCCGCAGGATTTTGGGCGCTGAAAAAGCACCCAACCGCCCGGAACAAACTTCGGCAGCGGCTCATAGCGATAAATAACCTGATAATTACTGTCTTTAGACCCCATAGCCTAACGCCTCGCCTTGCTCGTTGTTCAACCTTGCAGGCGGTAAAAACCAGTTTTATCGCCTGCAACGTTTTGTTAATGCAACCAGCTGTCGTCTTCCCATACCTGCTGCATAATTTCCATTACCCGCTGCTTATCCTCATCAAGTTTTAAGCCGGTCAACTCGATACCGTTGGCACTGCCTTTGCGAATGCGGATCGCCGTTTTGGGATACAAAGGGGTCAGGTTGCGGTAAAGCTCGGTTTCGAGTGCTTCCAGTGTCGTCTGGCTAATTTTGTGCTCTTTATCAATCATTATTTCGACACGCATGGAGATCATCCCTTCTAACTGGAAACATCCATTGACCGGCTGTACTCATGGCTACGGATTTTCGCCATTAATTCATCAGTCAGCTCTGAGACCCACTGGATAGCAAGCCGCTTCTCTTCATCGCTGCACTCACTAGCCGCTACAAGCTTGATAAAAAAATCAATACGCTGGAGCTTCAACGACTCCAAAAGATAGTCCTGCATTTTTCCCTCCGATCCTCACTACAGGATATGTAATGCCACATCCCTACATACGGACAACAAATACTGTATATACATACAGTATAATACGTTTTTTAAGATGTAAAATACTTTTTATCATTCAATCAGATGTGTCCGATGTAGCAGAAAAAAGGCGAAAAATGCGCCCCCATCATCAGTACCACTGGCGCCATTTATCATCTTCCTGCAGCCTTTGGTTCCGGTAAAAGACACGCAGATCGGCACCGGATGGAATACTGCCACCGCGCAGAAGCAGATTGATCTCCGCCTCCGAACCATCAAAGCCTCTCGATTTAAGTTCATACTCCAGCTGCAGGCGCTGCTGATTATCCACATCCTGCCTGTACCCTTTCCGGCGCTTAGGCTTAACCATGCGAAGCCGTGCGTTTAGCTCCCTCAGCTCCTTTTTGCTCATGCTATGGAGATACTCCTGCAGATCTCGCTCATCCATACCCGCAATATCCGGTAAATCCTGTCCGCTTACGGCCCCGTTTTCGTTCATTTTTTCCACAGGGGGACAGTTATTGCCACGAGTCCAAGGGGCGCAAGCGCCCTGGTCGGCTGGCGCCTCCTGAACGTCAACGGCCTTACGAACCATTTTCCACTTCATCGCATGCGTGCAAATCCGGCCCTCAATAATCGGGGACCAGATGCCATAAATACGGATGCCGTGATCGCCATAGGCTGATGGCTCGTCATTGAGTTCATAAGCCGTGCGGACCAGGTGATGTTTACGCGGAACCAGTACGCCGCCCTGTTTCATGATGTAGGTGGCAAAACACCCGGCATCGGCTGCCGCCAGCACGGCATCCAGACGCGGGTTATCCAGTACCGGCGCACCGGCTTGTTTATCGGCCTGCTGTCGCGCGGCCTGGCCTGCCAGCAAACGCAGCTCGCGGTATGCCTGACGCCCCGGAATACCGAAAAAGCGGAATTGCTGGACGCGATGCAGCGAAGCCCAGGCATTGACATGTTCGGCATTGTCCCGCAGTGATCTGCCGGTTTCTTTGCTGATTTCGTTAGCCAGGCCACGCCCGTCGATGTTCTTACTGATGTACTTCGCGATGTAGCTGGTAGGCGTCCCCTTGCGCGGGTTGATAAGCTCAGACTTAAAACGCGGGCCGGTATTGTTGCCCAGCTCCTGGCGGTCCTCACGGATGGCAAATTTACGCAGCAGCGCGGTGATGGATTTGCGGTCTTTTTTGCGCATGAAGCACAGCAGATGCCAGTGCACGGTGCCGTCATGGTGTGGCTCAGCAACGCGGACGCCATACCAGCGCAGCCCGGCTTTGTGCATCGCCTTACGGAAGGCGGCGAACATATTCACCAGATAATCGCTGCTCTGCCGTACCGTGGCACTGGTCCATTTCGGGTTTGGCCTGCCGTTATTGAGCGTTGCGTGAAAGCGTGACGGGCAGGTGATGGTATAGAACACGGCGCATTCACCGCGCATTTCTGCGATCAGCTCCAGACCTTTAACGCAGGCAATCATTTCGTTGCGCCGGTGTGCCGGATTGCTGCTGCTGGCGTTTACCACGTCTTCCATATCCAGCGTATCGCCCTGCTCATTGGTCAGCTCATGCGAGCGGAAGAACTCCAGCGATTTGCGGCGCTGTTCGCGTTTATGGATCACGGCCTCATAGCTGACATACGGAGACGCCTTTTTGTTAACCAGGCAGACGGCGCGCAGCTGTTCTTCTCGCCATTCACACCGCATCTGCCACAGCTTGCGATACCACCAGTCAGCACAGAGCATACGGGCAAGCGAACCCGGAATAAGTTCGTACGGGACCGGGTTACGGCGGTGCTTTTTACGGCGCAGCTGCTCGAAAGCAGGCGGGATAACATCAAGGCGCATGGCCTCAGCGGCCACCCTTTCCCATGACCGGCGGATCTCTTCCGGCGTAACGTCTTCATCCGCAAACAGCTCACCGCAGGCAGCATCCAGACACATGCTCATGTGTGCCGCCACCAATGTAGATAACCGCTTAACCTGATCCTGGTTCATTTCCGGCAGAACCAGCAGGCCCTCCAGCCCGTCGTGGCTCGCCATAAACCGGAATGACGCAGAAACCTGGCTGGCACGCACGCGCTCCAGGCGTTCAAGGCACGGCCTGATGGTTTCACGCAGGTAGCGGGAATAGGCTTTTGCTCTGCCCAGACTATGGAAATATTTAATCCGCTCCAGCAGAGGCTTGCTGATATGGGACGGCATGGCGTTAACGTCAGCCAGAATGACCAGATCGGGATTAAAACGCTGCTGCTCGCGCGCCATTTTGGCATGGCTAATCAGCCGGTCCTGCTCCATTTCACGCTGGACAGGATCACGGGATTCATTGAAGAAATAGCGTTCCCAGACCTCATCGCTCATCGCCTCACGGCGCAGCTGCTCCTGCTCGTTGTCGCTGGCGTAGAGAGCGATCAGGTTTGAAAGCGCAGACACCGGCGCAACTTCCGCCGGGTCCGTGTATGGGTTAACCGCTTTTTTCGGGGTATTCCAGACAAAAGCAGCGGCGGCATCATCTGCACCGCCGTAGTTTTTAACGTCGTGATGGCTCACACAAATACTCTCTTTGGAAAGTTTCGTAAGACGCACTCACGACTGGATACGCTGCCAGATCAAACCCGGACCAGATCAGAGGTTGAGAAACAGCGATAATTTCAGTTGCAGACTTACCATCACCACCGGCAACGCCCATACTGCGTTTTGCGTTAATACGGTGGCGTGTAAAATTCTGGTAAATCGCGTTCGTCAGCTCGGTTTCATTGTTCGACACAACAACCTGATGGCCTGCTGATGCCAGTACATCAAGAGTCATCGCCAGGCGACGCTGTTCAAGCTCATTGAAACCATCAGTGTGATAATCGGTAAATGTTCCGTCATAAGGTGGGTCGCAATAAATCACATCACCTATTTTGACCATCGCTAAAGTTTCCTCATAGCTGGCACAAATGAAGGTGGCGCGTTTTGCTTTCTCTGCAAATGCTCTGATTTCGTCTTCCGGGAAATATGGTTTTTTATAATTCCCGTATGGAACGTTAAATTCACCTTTCCTGTTATAACGACACAGGCCACGATAGCCGTGGCGATTGAGATATAGGAAATATACTGCTTTCATGAAATCAGTAATTTCAGAGGAATGATTAAATTCATGCCTAATGTTGTAATAAGCTACCTCTCTATTCGCAATCGCAAAAATATTTTTTGCGCGTGATACGAAAGCTTCACAATCAAGGGCAATTTTTTTATAAAGATTAATTAAATCAGGATTCACATCAGCAACAAGATAATGAGGATACTCTGTCGCCATCATCACAGCGCAGGAACCCGCGAAAGGTTCAACCAGTCGCAGGCCTGCAGGCAGGTGCTTTTTCAGCTCATGCATGACGGCGGTCTTATTGCCCGCCCATTTCAGGATGGTGCTCATATAGCACCCCCGTTGTAGTGTTTGCCTTTCAGCTCTGCGATTTCCTGACAGGTGATGCAGCACTGCACGCCGGGAAGCGCACGGCGGCGAGCGGGCGGGATTGGCGCATCACATTCGATGCATAAAACGCGGGAAACGCCCGGCTCTTTACTGCGGGCGGTGTGGATGTGCCGCTGGCGTTCTTCTTCAACGCGCTGCTGTACGAGGTCCATAGAATCAGCCATCAGTGGATCTCCTGCGCTTCGTTCTGGATGTTTTCCGCAGCAACGCGCAGCAGCTCCGCTGCCTCCACGTGATTAAGCTGGCGCGATGTGATGTGACACGCCAGGCTATCAAGGCGGGCAGCCATTGCCGCAGCACGTGCTCGGCGTTCTTCCATGCGGGCCTCTGTCAGCATCTGGTTAAGACCTGCATCATCCGGGCCGATTTTGTTGGAACGAGTTTCGATATTTCGCATTGTTGACTCTCCTGAATTTTGGCAAAAGAATGCCCGGCGGGTTTACGCCATTAATTTCTGTTACTGGTTAATTCGGCATGGTTAGCCGCTTTGGAAATAAGCTCACCACTGCACGAAAATGGTTCATTGCTTTTATCAGCTCCCGCTTTTCGTCAGTCGTCAGCTCATTCATATTGACGTTATGACGATCCGCCGGAATCTTAGCCATAAAGAATATGGCGGCTAAGGCACGCTCATTTTGTTTATGGTTAATATCTCGCTGGTCCCGCATATCGCTAATAAAACGCTCCAGTTCAGGTTCTATATTCAAGCCAAACACTTTCGCCCTTAGCTCTGCAATATGATTCAGGCCATCCAGCCGATGTCCCGGACTTAGTGGAACAGTCGCAGAATCGCCTTCAATAGCCATGGTTTCCCCTGTTTATTAGTACGCAGTTCAGCCAGCAGCGCATCCTGCGAGCGGCACGGGTGCCAGCGCTTGCCATCTTTACCCATGATCCAGCCATGCCCGAAATGCGGTGATGGACTTTGCTTAACGAGAAGCGATGCGATTGATGGTTGGTTATTCAACATAGCCACCTCAGATCAAACCAAACGAGGCGCCCAGGCCAGTAACTGTATCAATGGTGCTGGCCATCGCCGGGCTTGCCTGCAGGCGCGCCTGCAACGTCACTGCGGTTAATGCCATCAGTCGAGTAACTGAATTGATGCTATCAACAATCTGGCGGCGCCCTGCCGTTGTGTGCGCTTCGCCGGAAACAGCGCCGGCAGCCACGCGGCCGATTTCTGCCGTAGCTTTTAGAACATATTCCGGCATCTTTTCGCGCGCGACTTCGTTTAGCGGCACGCACGGTAGGCAGTGGATCTGCGCCAGGAAACCATCAACCAACGCTGAATCCTCGGTCAGATCAGTAAGCAGCCAGATATCCGGTGCGGTAAGTTGGTGCGGCTGGTCAGGGTTTAGCTTATTGCGCAGTGTCTGGACATTCATTCCCGCGCGTTCTGCCAGTTTCGCCATGTTGTGACGCAGCGCGAAAGCCCGGCAGGCTTCATCAAAATGCGGATGTTTGGAAATCCTGAAATCAAACATGTTATTGGCCTCTCTATATCCCAAAATGGAACTATCAGGCTTGCATTGCGATTTCGCAGCCTTGAGCCGCTTCCATCGTCAATGCAAACATGTTTACTTCGATAAGGCTGTTTACCCCTTCCTTTTTACGAATTGGAAGGCGACCTTCACGGATCATTTGGCGGGCGTAGCTGAGTTTGTAACCGGTACGGCGGCAGAACTCATCCAGGGTAATGAATGGTTCAGACACCACAAGATTGATGCTAGGGCGCATTGATAATTGGCGACTCATGATGCACTATTCCTCGGTTTGGGTGCCTAACTCACTATTAGGCACTGTTTAACACTATTCACAACATCTTGAATCGAGATATTAGGATCACAAAACAATCATGTCAACACGAAACTTAACGAATAAAGATGACGTAAAGCTGATTCGAGATTTCATATCTCAAAATAGAGGCGGAAAAGAGGTCATTGCTCGCATTCTGGAAGCTTATGGTTTCACTACCCGCATAGCCCTCTGCCATCAGCTTGGCGTCTCGCAAAGCACTATGGCTAACAGGTATGCACGCGATACCTTCCCAGCCGACTGGGTGATCGTTTGTCATCTTGAAACAGGAGCATCACTAATTTGGCTTAGCACAGGGGAAGGAAGCAGGTTCCTTGGGGGCAACGATGAAAATATCACCTATTTAAAACGCATGGACATCACGAATGGGAATATCTCAACCCAAAAAGATGTCATAGCTGATACATCGACAATTCCAGAGGGCTTGAATTCACCGTTCATCCTGAATGCTGACAAAACGACCTACCTTGCTGACCGTTACGATGGCGAATTGGTAGATGGGTTCTGGTTCATTGAAATTGATGGGATTGTAAGCGTCCGCGAGCTGTACCGCTTTCCTGGCGGACGCGTGCGAGTTGAGAATGGCAAGGCCTCTTTCGAATGCAAAATTGATGACATAAAAATCCTTGGGAAAATAATCACTCGTACAGAGAGCATGTGAATTATGGCTGTTTCAAAACTACCTAACGGAAAGTGGCAGGCTCAGGTTTTCCCAAACGGTAGGGATGGAAAGCGCATCCGTCGCCAGTTCGCGACCAAAGGGGAGGCTTTAGCATTTGAGCGCCACATAAAAGATCAGGCTCAAGATAAGCCGTGGCTGGGCGAGAAAACTGATAAACGCCGCGTTCGGGATTTGGTTACAGCTTGGTATAACGCACATGGCGTTACGCTTGCTGATGGTGAAAAGCGTAAAGGCGCAATGGAGTTTGCCTGTCTCGCAATGGGCGATCCCCTCGCTACAGAATTCAACGCTAAACTGTTCTCAACTTATAGAGAACAGCGACTAAGCGGAAAAATAACCCGCTCTGATCGCGTTAAGGCTGTCACCCCTCGCACGGTTAACCTTGAACTAGCTTACTTTCGGGCTATGTTCAACGAGCTGAAAAGACTTGATGACTGGACAGCACCCAACCCTCTTGAAAACGTCAGAGAGTTTAAGATCGCAGAAATTGAGCTGGCCTGGCTTACAGTTGAGGAAGCGGCTCGCTTGCTGGAAGAATGTGAAAAAAGCAAGGCGGAGGATTTAACCATGATTGTTAAAATCTGCCTTGCAACCGGAGCAAGATGGGGTGAGGCGGAAAGTTTAACTGGAAAGCAGATAAGCCCCGGAAAAATCACTTTTATCAAAACGAAAGGTAAGAAGAACCGAGCTGTTCCTATCAGTGACGAGCTTTATGAATTACTACCCAAAAGCCGAACCTCTAAACCGCTCTTTACCGGATGTTACTCAGCATTCAGGAGCGCAGTAAAACGGGCGGGAATTGAACTTCCTGACGGTCAGCTTTCGCATGTTTTACGGCATACTTTTGCCAGCCATTTCATGATGGGCGGCGGCAATATTTTAGTTTTACAACGCATCCTCGGGCATACAGATATAAAAGTCACGATGCGTTATGCTCACTTCGCCCCTGACCACCTCACAGAAGCGGTTCAACTTAACCCATTAAACCTGATAAGTGGCAGCAAAATGGCAGCACAGCGCAGCACTATGCAATACTTTTCGACAATATACGAAATGCTATGCGTTTGATTTAACTGTATATATTTGTTTTTATTAGAATATAGTTCGGACTCATAATCGCTTGGTCGTTGGTTCAAACCCAACAGGGGCCACCAAATTTTAGCTTTAAAATCATATAATTAAGTCACTCGAAAGAGTGGCTTTTTTGTTTCTGAATTTTAAAATGGCACCACAAACCACTGAGCAACGCGCATGGCTTAGCGTGTTGTCGCTATCCCATTAAGAGGATAAAAAGTCCGTTATAACGCAGGGAAAATTTGCGCTTACGCTAAAACAGATAGCATTCTGCATTAGCAAAATATTGCTCAGAGCATCTCGGGCAGCCCATAACCGCCGCACTCCTGTTGACTTCTGTCTAACTACGCAACGTAGTCTTGAAATATCTTTCATTCCTGCAATGCTGGAATTCATACTACTCACGATAAATGTAACAACACAGTTCAATTTCCGAAAAATAACCATAGCCTGCGCCAGCTGATCGTAATCAACGCGTTCCTCCCCCCGCTCTTATATATAACCCGCTGACTTACAAAAAGGATGAAATGATGAAAATACGGGATATATCAATCAGTACCTGTCTGGCACTGTTATTAATGGGTTGCGTAGCTAAACCACCCATGACGACGGAAAATGAAAGAGGCCGCCGCGTTTGCTTTTAATGTCGATGCTTCGCAGGTGACAATTTCCGATGCGAGGCAGCAGGATGTGAAAACCAACTTTGTGGTCACCATCGGCAAAACCAGCCATCGCTGCTATGTGACGAAGGCCGCCGAGCCGAAGCTTTACGGGCTGATCCCGCTGGGCGGCGGTAGCACCGTCTCGGATGCCATCTGCGCAGGCGCCAACCCGACGCTAGCGAGCAAAACCTGCGACGCCCTGTCGCAAAAAGCGGGCCGCTGCTGAGCCTTTGCGCAGAAGAAGGCCGCTAACTGCGCATTTAGTCACTTTTTCTGCCGTTTTACCGCGGTCGCTTAGTTCAGCGACCGCACCTGCTGATAAGAATTGAGCCGTTCCCGCAGCGAGGTGAGCCAGACATCCGGCTCCTGACGGCAGATTTCGGTGAGGATCGGCGTCAGCACCAGCTCGGCTTCATGGAAGTCGGTCCACTCCGGCGGCTCCAGTGAAAAAGGATCGTTCATCAGCCAAATCACCATCGGCGTCCAGGCGCGCGGATCCAGTTGCAGATAATCCTGACAGCGCATCATATCTCGGGTCCGCGCCTCATCGGGGACGACATCCTTTCCCACCGCGGCGCTACTCATTGCCAGTACTGTTATTCCTGCCAT